GTAATATATATTTATTAATCTTATATATTTGTTAATATTAAATATTAATGATAGTACAATTATATTTTTTTACAGAATAATACTATATTTTTCTTTTTATAAATTTTATTTTTCACTATATTTTAGATTATATCTTAATAAATTTTAATAATTGATTTTCTTGAAACCCTTGATATATATAGAACGAACAAACGTTTAGTATTGACATGTTCCTATATTTATTATATAATTTTCATTGTAAAAGTTATGTCAAATATCGTATCAATTACGACATTTACTGTTGACTATAAACAACAACTTTTATCTTAAAATCGAACAAGCTACAGATAGGAAATAAATTATCTTATTATATTTACAATAAATTTTATAATAAAATTTTTATAAAATTCCATAATAAAAAAGAAGATCATCAGTGTGCGAGACTGACAATCTTCTAATATTTTTGTTGTTGAATATGTTGTTACATTGGTGAGCATTGGATTATTGTAAATACGTTACATTTACGTCTATTAAATTTATTTAATAGTTCAAACCAGCTCCATTTATTATACTTGAAAATTTCAATAAATAAATTAAACTCTTCAGGTGTAAACAACTGTAAAAATTTTTCTTCCATTAACATTTTTAATTTTGTATACTGTTTAGACTTGTACGCTTGTTCTATAGCTTTTACGTTTACATCTCCTCTTAAGTTATTTTCTAATAAATAATTTCTTAATTTATATAATGCTATAATTGATTCTCCTAGTGAGCTATCGTCTAGTAAATATTCCTCGAATAAACAATTAGATAATTCATCTATTACTAAAAATGTTTTCATTGCAAGTGTTCTTTTATTTAAGTATTTATCTACTATTGTATTATTAGTTTTTTGTTTGCTTTTAATTTCTGGAGTATTATTTTTTTTATATTCCATTACATATTCCTTCCCCTCTTTAGCTTTTTAATAAAATAGTTAACCATTAATCCCCCTTTTTTCATATATTTATAATAATATATTATCTACTACACCAACTATTATAATATGCGTAAATACAATATTCAAGTCCATAGCTGGGTATAAATTCTTAATGTTCCATATATCGTACATTTTTATTCCATATTTTTACACTTGTTTTTGTCAATTTTTTGAATGTAAAATAAGTCATGGATGCTCATATTTAATACATATGCTATCTTAACTATATTCATAAAAGTAGCTTTTGAAGGATTTCTTATAATATTGTTAAATGTAGTTCTAGGTATCCCTGTTTTTTTACATAATTCAACTTGTGTCATATCCTTTCTTTTCAACGCATATTTCACATTAGATTCTAATGTATAATTCCTATAAATAAAATCATATTCATTGCTACACTCCACATCATATCTACTATTATACACTTCTCTTACTATATGACTTTTGTCATCTATTTCCTCTAATGTATGTAGTATGTCATTCAAATCATTACATATTTTTATGAATCTATCACTTAAATCTTTTTCTATATTACTATTATGTTCTATGTTCTTTTTTATCTCTTTAAAAAATTTTTCACTTCCAAGTTTGTTAATGATCTTTTGTACAACGTCATCTTCAAAATACTCTAATAATATATTTATTGCTAGTTGTTTAACATCTTTAGATACTATCATCTTATCATTTGCTGTCATTCATATATCCTCACATTATTATTTAATATGCTTTTTCAATACATTTTTTTATCATATTCTTAGCATTTTGTTTATTAAAATTACCCTGTTCATCATTACATGAACCTTCATTCTTTAATATTTCATTTACCCATTTATAATTTATAATATCTTCAATTGAATCTACCAATGTAGATGTTATTCCAACTTTTAAATGTTTATGGATATTTTTATTTTGATGATCTTCTTTACATTCTATAAAATAATCATATATATATTCTTTTAAAAATTTTTCGAACTCATCTATATTTTTCATTGATTGTGAACTATTAGTTTCATCTAAATATAATATATATTTTGCAAATTGAATTTCATATCTTCCTTTAACTTCTCTACGCCAAAAGTCTATTATTTTTAAGATATATATAAATCTTATTTTATATTTTTTCTTTTCTGTAAGTTTTCTTTCAATTTGATATTTTATAAGCCCACCAATCCCCTTGTTTTCTCCATTTCTATTAGCATTTATATATCCATTTATTCTACCCCTGTCCATATGATTATTCCCCTTCTTGTACACTGTTTTATGGTAAACACTTTACCATCGGTAGTTAAATATGTCAATTTATTTTCTAACTATTTGTAAATATGTAATACATTTCGTATATTGAATTTATTATTCATATATATAAATATAATTGCAATATAATTAATTTCATATAACATATTATTTTATTATCATAAACATTTTAAATTTTATTTAAAATTAATGTTATTTTTGTTGCAATAATTATCTAAAATGGTATAATATAATTAATCGTATCATACATTAGTACTGTATGTTTTAAAAGAACATTGATAGACTACGACTCTGGTTATCAATGTTCTTTTAATTTTGTATATTTCTATATCTTTAATTGTCATTTATTAAATATTCTAAATTATCTTTATCCAAATATTTTTAATAAAAACACATTACAATATTTAATATAAAGATAGGACAAACTAATTAGCTTGTCCTAAAATAAATTATTCTGTTGCTTCTTCTTTAGCTATAACTATTGGGGTTTTAAATTCTTTAATTACGTTGTCATTAACCTTACTCCATACTTGTTTGTTAATAACATCAAGTTCTTCATCTGTTAAACTTGGAAAATGTGATTTTAATATTCTATCCATTTCATTCTTTTTAGCTTCACCAGACTTTATTAGATCCTTGAAATTATGCTCTAATAAAGTGTATACTCCTTCAGCCATATACATTGCATTATTATACACTTCAGCTTTTCCTTGTTGAATTGCTAAAGCCTTCTTTTTCTTTATAAATGATTGTATTTGTAATGTTAATTGACCTACTAACATTATTACTATAGCAAATATACATTTTATAATCTCATTTAATAATTGTTCTTTCATATAAACTTCCTCCTTTTATATGTATGGATTTTAATTGATTTACCTATTATCTTGGAGATGTAGCTTTTTTAGGTATCCATGCTTTTACACCATTAATATCTAATAGATAAAATTCTAACTTTTCATCTATTGCAGTAATAAATTGATCTTTATAAAAATACTTGGATATATTCACAAACCCATCTCTAATTTGTATTGCGGGAGAATCATAAATCATTTTTAAAGGTAGTGGCTTAAATCTTCTATCCTCTAAATTACTAAGGATTTTATTCCAAGTACTCTGGCCAACTATTCCATCCGCACTTAATTCGTTATTTCTTTGAAATGAAATAACTGCATTTTTAGTCTCTTGACCAAATATACCATCTGCATTTCCACAAGTATATCCTAATTTATTTAAATTAGCTTGTAATTGTTTTACTTTATCTTCTTTACTTCCTATCTTTAGCAAACCAGAAGAACTATTAACCGATGCATTAGATATTTGACTTTTGAAATCATTCCATAAACTAGGCGAATCCAACATTTTTCTAGGGCAATACTTTTTACAAGCATCGTAGTGTTTAACTACTCTACTAGCAGGTATTTTAGTAGTAGATATTAAATATTTAGTTAACTCAATTGCATTTTGTCTTGCTTTAGAGTAATTACTGTCTTCATTGACACATATTTCAATGCCAATAGAATTTTTATTCCCTATTCCACCAATTGGAGGAGTTCCATATTTAACACCTACGTGACTAGCTACAGTCCAATGTTCGTGTACTTGTACTATATTACTTTCATCTACATAATAATGTGCTGAACAAGATAAATTTCCATTTGCTAATGCTCTCGCATGGCATAAAGCGTTAGCCCCTTTATCTTCATTGTCGGTTTCGTGTATAACTATCCATGTTGGATAATTAACACCACCTTGAGCACCATTACTAGTTATTTTTCTAATAATATTAACATCCATGACAGCGCATCTCCTTTCTTCAAACTCTAAAATTAAAAAATAAGGGAGAACCTTTTAGCTCTCCTAGTTAATTTCAACTATTTCTATATTTCCATTATTTTTGATGTATTTTATAGTAACATTATCTTTTAATTCCTTGTCTAACAGCTTAAAAGAAAAACCTTCTATTTGTATACAATTACCTTTGATATTCTTACTATTAAAGATAATTGTATTTATATTTTTCTTTTTTTTACTATTTATTTTCTTACCGTCTATACTTTTTTCTATTGTGTTATCCTTGTTTTCTACTACAGTATCCATAATCTTATCAACACCTTTTATTCTTCGTCCATTTCTATGTCAAACACAACCATGTCTTTACCATTTGAAGGTTTTAAACACTCAAAATCAAATTTAAATGTTGAAGGATCTCCATCACCTTTCATATTTACACTAAATTTTCCTTCTAATTTAGCCTTTGGTATTGTGATGTGACAAGGTCTATCAATTCCGTCCTCTGTTCTGAACAACGTATCTGCTTCCAATGCAAATGTTTTAGGAAAATCATCACTTGTAATAGTCAAAGTAGTGACATTTGCTTCTGACATGTAATAATAATCTATAAGTATAGTTTTCCCTACTAAATCTTCATGAACAATAACTGTTTTATTATCACTCTTATCTATATCATATTCTTCAGATGTGGGACTTCCACTTGATTTTGCCTTTGTTAGTTCTTTTGATGGAATAGTACCGCTAATATCAGATAGTGCAACATAAAATATATGTTTCTTATCTACACTAGGTTCATGAGATAATATTACTTTTTTATTCTCATCCACCTCAAATTTCTCTTTTTTATGTATAACTTTCTTTTCTCTGCTTATCTTACTTCCTGAAAGAACAGCAAAAGATTCTGGAGATAATAAAGCATCTTCATTCTTGAATTTTACGTCCTTCTTTCCGCTCCATCCTATGAGCTTAGGCATACCCTGTCCACCGACCGCATACACCGTATTAGACCCTACTTCTATATTATTCATTTTTAATGTTTCTAAATATATTTTAGGTTTTTTATTTGCAATATCTTTTATAACAACATTGCATACTTCTCTTGAACCAAATCTCATAAAATTTCCTCCTGTTTAATTTATTTTTTTTATAAATGTAGGATTTTCTCCTTCCATTTTTGCACCATGTAATAATGCTTGTATATTTACATCGTATTGCTCTAATATTTGAATTCTTTGAAATTGATCGTTAAATTGAAACATGTTATAATCCCATACATCTAATAGGTTAGTATTATTATTGTAAGAACAATAAATTGAAACCAAATCAAATAATGTTAAATTTAAGTTCTCTTTTGCTTTATTTAACTTTTCCTTACCCTTCTTCAGCTTTTCTAAAATTTCTCTGCCTTTTTTACTTTTAACATTGTAGCCATCTTCTTTTTTTTGTTCTATAGAATTTTGCACTTTAATTATTGTTTGTATACTTTTAAATATGTCATTTGTAATGATATTTTCTTTCAGAATTTTATTAACATATATTTTATTATCAAAAAAGTGCATTTTACTTCTTAAAAATAATGATAAGGCATTTAAAAACATAATTTTAAAATTTGCATCTTGGATACAACTATTAATTATAAAATCTAATGTAGTAATATTAGCTAAAGATTGATAGTTATATTCAATATCCTTTAAATCTATGCATATGTAGTTCAAAGATTTATTATAAATATCATATCCTAATGTAGTAATTTCTTTAAGCGTTAGAGGGTATATAGTTATTGATTTAGTTATACTTATAGGTATATTAGCCAGTGTTTTTAGCTTGATGTCATCAACGTCTACTTCAACTAAATTAGCATTTTTATTCATAGCTATCTGAAATCCTTTATGAAATATCTTAAACTATATCCAACCATATCATTAGTCATAATTATATTCCAACTTAGCTTATTTAGATCTCCTACTCCTAAACCATGCGCTCCTGTCAAAGTCTTTTGTATCTCATACTTAATTTCTAAATCCCTTCTGCCTTTATTAATAAGAAGAATATCCTTGTCGTTACTAACTAATATATCTATTTGTAAGGTAGAGTCTTGGAATACCCCTCCTTGTTCTCTACCATCAATCCAATTTACATAAATACGGCTTCCTTTAACCGTAGTTGTATTTATATCTTTTGGATAAGGAAATATATATTCATTAATAATAGGATTTTTCTTACTTATTTCAATACCTTCAGCCTTAAACGGTTGATTATTAGGGATAGTTAACAATTTTAATAAATTTTGATTATCCATTAATGTATAAACTACATCAAAAAGATATTTGTTTAAAGTACAACTATCTTTTAACTCTAATCCATGTTTAAATTCACTATCTTTATAAGTTGTAATTGGCATTTAATCAACTCCATTCTATTCAGCTAATAAAGGTTCGGTATAGAATTCTAATAGTCCCATTGAACTTGTATCTGAGCTAGATATTAAAGTCTTCATTAATGTCATCATTTTAGCTTCATCTACAGGCAAACTTTTATATATATAAAAATCTTTTAAATTATCATATACAGTTAGTAAAAATTCACCTTCAACTACTTTTACAGAATCTTTTAATCTATAGATTACATCAAAGTATTGAAATCTTTTCTTAATCTCTTCTAATGTAAGACTTAAAGGTTTTGTAACTATCTTTTTAACAGTTTTAATTATGGTTTTAGTTTTCACCTCCCCTTCTGGACTAATAACAGTTGCAGATAATTGACTTACAGTAGGTGCTTCAACACTTCTTGATTTTGCTACTATTTCAGTATGCTCATTATCTTTTGAAGTATCATGTTCAGCAGTTACTCCTTTACCTGAGTCTTCTTTTGCCTTATTTTTTTCATCTTCAGTCTGAGTGCCTGCCTCTTTGCTCTCTACCTTACTGTCATTTTTAACAGCAGGTTGCAATTCAGTCATTGGAATACTATTATCAGGAACTTCTTCTTTCACTTGTTCCTCAACTTCAACTTTCTCAGTTTTAGCAATTACTAAATAAATAGTATTACTAGCATCAACGGCAAATTTACCTATGCTGGCCTCACTATCTATTTCAGCCATAGGTATTTCTTCAAGTTGTTTACCGTCGTTATCAAATATTTCTACAAAATGATTAACAATACTTGAATTAGGCTCACAAATTGATGGTAATGGTTTTAATTTTGCTACTGCTACATTTGTATAAGTTACAGTATCTAAACTTAGAATATCATCCTTAGTAATATGCCATCTTTTCTTTTTTCCGTCTATCATGTACAACACCTTCCATTTGTTTTATTTTTTTAATTTGTTCTATATTTATTTTAATTATAATCTGATATCCAAGCAGACATAATCTCAATCTTTTTAATTTCTTCATTGTCTATTCTATTTTTACAATGTAACAATACTATTCCTTCATCTTGATTACGGTTTGCTTCTATAGTACAAGTACAGTTTTCTTTATCAACTTTTATAATCTTAGCTAATTTAGTTTTTTTACCATTCTCATCAGTTAAAGTGAATTCACATACATCATTATATGGTTCTCCATTATCTACAAATGTAACTTTATATGTAGCTTTTCTACCCCATGCTAATATTGATTTACCTTGGATTTGAGTTGTAAAATTATTAGTTTGATTCTCTAATATATGAACATCTACCGTCTTTTGAATTCCTTTATATTCAATTGTAAGCTGACAAGTTCCATATTTTAGCCCTACTATTTTATCATCTTCAATTTTAGCTATTTCTTCATTTGAAATAGTGTATTTTAATGTAGGATCATCAACTTTTTTATCATTTTTGAAGCATTGAATATCAAGAGTTGCAGTTGTCCCCAAAGTTGATAAAAGTGGGGTTTTATTTAGTATTTTAAAATCATAATGGTTTTGATATTTATAATAATCTGCTATACCTAATTCAAGATTATCAGTATTATTATTAAACTCATCTTGTTCACACATTATTTTTAACAACCCTTTATCATCTTCATTAATAAAAGTAACTTTCCAACAATGTCTATTAATTATTAATCTCATATCTTCATATATAGTTTGAGTCACTTCATTAAGAGGCAATATAATACTTTCTTTAGAATTACCCCATTGTTTATATTTATCCTCTGTAACACCTGTAGTATACAACTGTTCATTGTTTATCAATGCTACATGTGTTTGAATTTGACCATCTTTAGATATCCATTTTAATAAGTGATTAAATTTTCTCATTTTAGAAGTATTGTAAAATGGATTATCTTTATCTATATCGGAAATAACAATATAATCTTCATTCATATAATTAATCATATGTCCTCTACTAATTTCAATATCCTTAGATGAAATTACATATCTTTCTTCCTTAAATTCACTAGTAGGATTACTATGGTTTCTTACTATAACATTTTGTTTATTTCCTTCAATTAATACATTTGTGCCTTCGGACTTTAATTGTTGTTTAAATAATTTGTACGCGCTCCATTTTACTTTATCAACCGTGGAAGAACGATAATTACTATAATCTTTCATATATATCATACTCCCTAGTTATAATCAAAATTTTCCATATTGTTTAGCAATTCATTTATTTTATTTCTAGTCCTTGCCAAAGTTGATTCTCTTCCTTGTAATTGTTCTCTGTAGAATTTCTGACCAACTTCTTTTTGAAATGGTTGCCATAGTTCTTCAAATTCAATTAGTTCATTTTCTAAATATGAATATCTTAAACAATAAGCTAATAATAATAATTGTGTATTATCTAAAGAAATATTCACTTGTTCTTTTTCATCATCATATTTTAAAGTAGTATCAGATTCATCAATTGAAGTGTTGTAATGTATAATTGCATTATGTATCAGTTGATACTTACCTTCATTTGACTTTGGTAAATTATCCGTATCTATACCACAATTGTCAAGAAAACAAGTGAATATTTCATCATAAGAAGTATATGAGGTCACTTAAATCACCTCACTTTATTATTTTTCATACATTTCTTTTAAATTGTTGTCAAAGAATAAATCAGAATTTTCATATTCTAATCCTGCCCATTCACAAATTACTTTTCTTTTAGCACTAGAATCTATTCCTTCATCAACTGCAACAGAAACAATATATTTTTTAACATCTTCTGCAATTATTTCTGATTTACCTTCTGTTAATTCATTTAATGCTTTTTTCAAAACTAAATGATTACCAGTAGTAAATAAATCAATAACTTCTTTTCTAGTCATAATCGAATTTTCTGCTTGTTCGATCTCAGGAATGTTTTCCTTAACTAATTTAATATCTTCATCTTGTGTTTCCTTTATTATTAAAGCTCCTGTTTGAAATACTACTGTTTCATTTTGTAAATAATCAAACACATCAAATGGTACAGGTCTTTCATTTAATACAGTACCTTTTGTACCTTGCCATGTATATGTAGTAGTAGTTCCATCATGTGGATAATTTACTATAAAAGGTGTTCCTTGTTTTCTTATTAATATAACTTTTTTATCTTCCATTAATATCTTCCTTTCTTTTTAAATAATTTTAATTAAATTTTAAAGAAGGGACATTAATCCCTTCTTAGTTGTTTTAAATGAATTATAGTTTTATTGCTTTATCACATATATATCCCATTGCTTGTCCTGTAAGTAAAGTTACATCTAATCTGTAGTCAATTTTCATATATACAGTTTCATTTTCAATTGATGGCATATCTTGTGCAGTTCTTAATCCACCAAATTCAGTGATTTTAAATGGTGATTTCTTACCACCTGCCAACATCACTCCTTCATTCACAGGTAAATCTACTTTGGAATTTTTATCATCTATAAATGGATTATCTGTAGGTATACAAGTAGTTCTTGACACTTTATCTATATTTATATCTCTTAATAATGAATTCTTTAATTCATCTGATAAAAATATATTTTTAATTCCACCAACTTCGGCAGAACCTTGTGCCAAAGCTAAAGCATCTATCAAATTAATATCAGCTATTAGAACAGGTGTTACTCTACCATATCTTAAAAGATTATTTTCTATAGTTCTAAAATCTGTTAGTTTGATATTTGATCCATCCCAAACTTGTTTCGCTGGAATTTTAACAGCTTTGACAGCTTTTCTAGTAGCTTCCATTATCTTTTTGAATAAATATTTTACTTTGTATTCTTGAACATAATTAACCGCATTTCTAAATTCATTGACAGGATCAGAAATCATTCTATCTATATTATAGTAAACACCAAATTGATGGTTTTCTGGTCTCGCAGATATCTCTTGCATATAAGGTGAAATTCTTACAAAGTCTACTCCTGAAGCAGTAGCACTTAAAGCCATAGAAATTCTTGCTTGTTTTTCTAATACATATTTTTTTGTATCATATCTACCTACTTTTGAATAATCAGATACTGCATCTAATATAGGTTTAATTTGTGCTTCGGCTTGTTTATCAGCGACCTCTACTATTAAAGCATTGAAACTTCTTAACTCTTCCATATTTCTTACTTCACCATTTGAAGTAAATACTTTACTACATAAAGCTTTTATAGCTTCTTCATCTGATAATATAGTTTTACCTGTTTCATCCTTCTTTTCTATCATTTTATTGTTATAAACTCTTGTTGCTAATTCCTTCATTTTATTAAAATCCATATGTATAAATCCTCCTTAGATTCATGTTTATATTAATTGTTTGATTTAATTTCATATTATTTGCATTCTAACCTTACTGTTTGTTTATCAAAAGCAAATCCAAAATCAGTATTTACACCTACCACTGCAAATTTATTAACTGCATTAGCATAATCAGCGTGTGCAGATTTTGAATCTGAAATTATGTATTTTTTCTTTGTAGAATCAAAGTGCGCCACCATTCCTTCTTTGGCTTCCTTTGTTCCTGCGTTTAATTCTATTGCAGATGTTTCAAATCTAACTCCTGTTTCAAGTCTTGTGAGTCTTACCATTTCATCTTTTTCATTGAAAAAATCTGCATAAGTTTCTCCCTCCATAAGTTGTTCTTCCTCAACTGTTGTTAATAGAAACCCTTGATTCTTTACATCTGATAGTGGTTTACAAGTTAAATTACCATTCTCATCATAATCTCCTAATTCAACCAATGTAAAATTATCAACTTCATCTTTTTCTCCACAAACTAATTTTGCACCATTAACTACATGTTTTGACCATATAGTATTTAAATTTCCCACTTCGTGATTTCCTCTTGAATACATTGCTTTGTATAATCTTGTTGCCATAGTATTGCCTCCTTTTAATTACCATTTAATTTTAATTTATTTATACTATTTTTTAAATCCATAAAATTCTTCAAACTCATCTACACTTTTATTTAAATTTTCATTGTTTGTACATGGCTCATTTATGGAGTTTATGCTTAACTTAGGTTCTGCTGTTACTTTATCATCTGATTGTATTGGTAAAATTTTTGATACAATCATATTATTTAAAGAGAATTTAGCTTTTTCAGCTTCATCTTCTTTAGAATTTATTGATTGTTTAATTAAGTTTTGGACATCTTCTTTTTCAAAATCTTCTAAAGCATCTACACTTTCAAATTTCTCTTTATAATATGTAGTGGCGCTATTTAATTGTTTTTGATATTGTTCCTCATGATACTTGTCCACTATTGGTTGCATTTCTTTAACCTTTGCATTTAAAGAAGTTAAAGTATTTGTTAATTCATTAAACTTTTTAACTGTAGATTGGTCTTCCTCTTGTTTAGATGTGACTTTAGAGTTTAATGATTTAATAGTATCTTCTTTTGAGTTTAATTGTTTTTCTAATTCTCCTATTTTATCATTAGCAGTTTTTAATTCAGTTTCTTTTTCCTTTAAAGCATTTGTTGATTTTTGGACTTCTGATATAGCTACCCAATCATCTGAGTGTTTAACTTGTACCTTTTCATCATATGAAATAGTTATATTTTCGTTTTCCATTGTATAAGATACTTTATAATTTACCCATTCGTCATTTTCACATGTTTCATATACAAAGTAATTTTCAGTTGGGTATATATCGTAATTACTTACCCATACATTCCAATATTCATCTGCTGTCATTACTTTACTTAAAGCATCCATTATCTTACTTCTTATATCTCCTAGAGATATTGAATTAAGAGATTTTATAAAAGCATTTTCCACAATCTCATCCTCCTTGTTTGTAGAATTATTTTGTTTTTTAATTACTTGATTAATAGCTTTGTTCCATGTCTTTTTTTCATTTAAACTTAATAATTGTGCTGAATCATATGCAGGTTCTATTTCTATACAATCACCCCTGTCTTCTGAATTTAAAAGTGTATGAGCTGTATATAAAATAGGACTTTGTATATGTTCAATTCCGTCTATCATATTGTAATTACAATATAAAAATTCAACAGACATATGTATTTTGACACCATTGTTAAGCCATTCCATAAGTAATCCTGTAACATCTTGATATTTATCATCATTCCAAATGACTACGTCACCATACAACACTCTTTTGATATTACCATTTTCATCAGTAAAATCATCAATATAAACATTTTCAATAAAACCTATTGCAATAGTATCTGTAATTACAACGTCTTTACCATTTCTATTTTTACCTTCTTTTTCTTCATGTTCTCCTAATGCATCAATGCCATTGTTTTCTTCATTACTAATATATTTACATACAATTCTTTTACCTATTAAAGTGTTCATATTTTCAGCGCAAACTTCTTCGCTAATAATTTGATTATTCCAAGATTTTCCAAAATCATGTATAATAACCGTACCTTTTAATAAAGTAGGGTCTTCTTGATTAATTTCTATACTATTAAATTGTGCTTTAAATATAGATTTCTTTTGTTCTTGATTTTCTGCCATTTATCTTATCACCTCCTTCCAAAGATACTAATTTAGTTATCTTTTTAAATACCATTTTTTAATTTCATCTTTTGATTTGTCTTTTAATTTACTAAACAATTCATCTTCTATAACTAATTTTTTACCATTATTAGATATTAAAATAGAATTATTATTTTTAACTATTATAATGTTATTTTTCATTTATAACTTCCTTTCTAAACATTTCACTTAAATGCCTCGTTCCTTACTTTCTATAGTTGCATCACTAGAATCAGAATCATCTAATTTAGGATTGCCTATATCATTCCCATCTTTACCACTTAGTACATTAGTATTCAGTGGTGGCATAATCTTTTCTCTTAATTTTAATTTCTCTATTTCATAAATAGATTCTTCAAAATATTCTTCGGAACTTATACCCAACATATCTAAAACATATTTTGCAGAATATCCTTGTGCTTCTAATTTAATCAATGTATCAAGTTTCTTTTCTCTCTCGATAGGAGTGTCTTTATTATATTGAAATATATAGTTACAACCTTTTTCTTTTCCTAATATAATATCTATAAGTTGATTATATATTTCCTCTATAATTTCCAACATTACACCTATCTTTTTATAAAACACATCTAGATTTAACTTAGCTGAAGCATAGTTACCTTTCGTACCATTAGTTAGAACTCGAGAATAACCTGTAGCATTAGTTATATCATCATCAATTGATTCATATTTTTTAGGATCTAATGTTTTATCTCCGTTTTTAATTTCAGGAAATTCAAAAGTTGCAAAATCAGGCATAGCAATACAAGCAATACCATTTTTATCTTTAATACCTTTTTCTAATGCTCTTTTAACTCCTGATAATACTTTTCTCTTAGCACTTTCTTTAACTTTGGTATCATTATCATCCTTACCTTTAAATTTTAAAACTGCCATAGCCCTTATTATTTTATCTGCTATGGATTGTTCTAAGTCTCTAAGTTTTTGTTTGTGTTGAATATCAAATAAAGTTTGAGTACCATATGGTATACCTAATCTTTGATTTCTACTTAAAGTGTGTATTCTTGCAACTAAAGTTTTGTCAATAGGAAGCATTATGTATCTTACTTCATCTTCATTATTTCCTTTATAATCCTTCCATTTTTTATATTTAATTTCTGTTATTAGTGGAGATAAATTTTCAAACATTAATTTTCTTTCTAACTCAGACATATCATCAAACCATTTTAGATCAATCACAGCTATCATTTTCCCTTTAGCTCGTCCATATGGAAATATATAATTTAAATTATTGAATACATTAAAATAAGGCTCTCTTTTAGAACCTAACCATGTACCAACTAAAGTACCACTATGAGCTAATTGAACTAACAAATCTCTAGTTAATTGTTTGTGTTGTATTTTCTTTTCTAAATAAAGATTTATTGTAGATAAATCATCTTTATATCCTTCATCTCTTTTTAACACTTTTATCTGATAATCCAATGGAGGCAAACTAAATATTAAATCGTATAATTGAAATACATTTCCATCAATAATATAATAATAAGTTAGTAAATTAACTATGTTGTTAATATATTTATCAGGATTGTTAAACCATAATTGTAAAGTATCTAAATTAACAGTTTTTATCTTACCATTATTACATAAGTCCATTACAAAACCATCTATAAATGCATCAACTACATCATCATATGTATTATATTGACGTTCTAATTCATTTATATGTTCTTGCAATTGTTCTATTTGCAAAGATTGTTTTTCTATTGTTGTAGATTTATTTTGACTTCCTTTTGTTCTTGCCAATTCTTAATAGTCACCCTCCTCTTGTCTTATTAATCTTAACTGTTTCCATTTTTGATTTAATCTAATTTTATTATTACTTAAATATAATATACTAATGGGTCATCATCTTCATAACTATCTTCTTCTTGTTTTTCTAAGAATAGATTAATATAATATAATGCATAAGCTAAAGCTGAATATCTATCTTTATCTATTCTTTTCGTAGCTTGTTCAACGGTTATTGAATTTGTGGTTTTCTTAAGTTTTAAATTGGCTACTTCATCTATTAGATATTGAGTATGCAAACATGCTTGCTGTACTGTAATTTTATCAATACTTTTAGGTAAAGATGTTTTAATTTCATCATATGGTTTTAGTAATTTCAATCTTTGGCTTTCAACATAATCCATAAATATCCTGATTATATCTCCATTTATACCCTGTGCTGTTAAATCATATACTACTTTAGGAGCGTCTCCATTTTGTGGTTTTTGGTCTGTATTTATTGTTGCAAAACAACCTAGTTCTTCATTTGTTTCTGGGTCTGTGACTTCCTCTAATAATCTATCTATTAATCCTTTACCAATGACATTCCCATCAACAACAATTGCTTTCACCCTTGATTTATTCATATCTAACTTACCACCATATTGATAAAAAACTTTTTTAACTAATATACTTTGTTCAGTAAAATTAAGTCCATTAGGTGGTTCTATTAAATTTACTAACTGTATTTGCCTTATTACACCTTGTTTATTTCTGATTACTTTTAATACTACTATAGCTGATTTGTTATTACTTTGTGCATTTGAACGAGCTACGTCAACGCCTATAACGTATTCTTCTAAGGCAAACCTACCATTTTTATCTTTGCTACAACTTAATTGTGAATTTGTTAAAGTTCTTAAATCTAACAATTTATTAATATTGACCAAAGCTCCGTCGGTTGCACCACACGTTATTCTATTATTTCTAATAGCGTGGACTATATCTTGGTTTTAATAATTTTACAAAACCTCCTTGCACTTCCAAATAAGGAATTTCACCTTAAATGTACTCTACTCCCTTCCATCATTACATGACGTGGTTTCGATAGTCTCTACACTTTATTCGTACAACACGAATCTTAGCACGGTATTGTCAAGCTATCTTAATATAAGTTTAAGACCTTAGACTCTCTTAGTCAGTTCCTTCGTTTATGGACTTATTGTATATACAATAAGGTCTATTATCTCTTTGTAAAGTTTCAATAGACAATCTTATTCAACTGATACCGTTAGCAGTATTTAAAATACCACACCCTATATTTATAGGTTCGCAAGGAATGAGCCGTACTATTGTTGACCCATTTTTCTTCATAATTCATTGCGAAGAATATTGCTGACGAAGTTGGATCGTTTTTCTTAGCTAAAATTTGTGAACGTGTTTCACCTCTACCGTAATGACATGGTAATTCCCAACTAGCACTTAAAACCATTTTCCCTTTAAGTTCCGCCATAGCATCTATCATACTGCTAATTCTCACGAACTCATCAGAACCTCTGTATCCTGATGTAGTTAGGAAGTTTATCATTCCATTTAATTCACATGGATTAACGGTTGCTCTAGTTCCAACTGTACGTCTAGGCACGTTTACTACTGGTTCTAAACAATCTTTAAACAAAGCATTATTTAACAAAGCAGATTCCTCTATATTTAATCTACGTTTACGTTGTCCTTTTGAAGTTTGTGCATTTGCTAATATACTATAAATTGCACCACTTTGAAATATAACTTCTGTACTATTTTTAGTAAAATGTGCTTCAGCAACTTCATTTTTCAAAAGGGGAAACCATTTTAAAATTTCTTTATGTTTTTCTTCCGAAATACTACTTGCATTTTCTTTGCTTTGAGCCGACATAGCAATTGTAATATCTGGGAAGAATACGCATGTATGATATATACTCATCAACTCTAACATGGTCTTACCGAATCCTCTTGGAAATACTCCATATGTACTTATAAATCTACTCATACATCTTAAAAAAACTCTTTGATCTAGGTCTAATCTCATTCCACCCTTTTCAGGTTTAAGCATATCATACCATAAATCAGGAAACCATTTTGCCCATTGAATGAATAATATCCATTTATTTAAATTTTGATGAAATGAATCTTCTTTTTGGTTTTCTAATTTTACATTGTTATTAAATGCTGGATTATAAATATCTGTTCTTGAAGTTTCTTTGCTACATTTAAAATTATCAGTTTTAAAATTTTTAGCCATTCTTTGCTTTTTTTACCTCCTTTTGTTTTGATAATTCGTTATCCAACATCTGTGATTCATATTCATTTCTTCTTTTTTCATAAAAATTGTAAATATCTTTATATTCACACTCAGGCATACCCTTAATATCTCTTACAGCATTGATAAAGCACCATAAATTAACGTCTACTTTATCTTTGGGTTGTTCAGTAAATAAAGGTAATAAAGCCATTAACTCACCTTCAGGTGTTTGTTCTACCATTCTGCTTAATTGACCAAAAGTATCTAGCCCACCAGACAAGTCTGCTTTAGACATTTGATTAGGATTCAATTTACCAGATGTTGCAACATCTTTAGCCATTGAAGCCCATTCTTTAGCTTCTTTAAAATCTCCCTTTGCTTTTGCTAAACCCTCTTTAACTTTATCGATACAGTATTCCTTTAAACATTCTTCATGCATCGTAGTTAATAATTGAAAGCTTGGTTTTAATTGTTGATATTTTTTTTCAAATAATTCATATTCTTCATCAGGATAACCCAGACCAAATTTTTCTTTAAGAAAACTTATATTTTCATTATTACTACTATTAATTATGATATTTTTATTATCTTCTATTTTGTTTTGTAATTTAAAAACACTGTGTTCCCATGTCATTCCTTCGTTTTGTTGTAATGAATTTATATTTTTAATGTATGTACCAAATGTGTCTTTCTTACTATTTAAAGCCGATTGCCAATACTCATAAATAAATGGCAAATCCATTTGTCTTAGAACGTTATAAATTGTATTAATATCATTATAATTTATTTTTTCTTTAATGCATTTTTTGCATATTGGCAGTCTTCCGTCTTTAGATATTAATTTATTATTTGTTTGATAAAAATTAGTTTCCCTTTTTATAACTCTGTGACATTCTTCACATTCTTTCTTTTTTACTTGACTCATCTTGTTCCTCTTTCCTAAATTTTTGCATAATAAAAAAAGAAGCTATATTTATAAATAGCTTCTTAACTCTTAAATTTCTCTATGATATTTTTATATCTTATAATTATCCTATGTATAATGTTTTAATTTTATTTTAATAAACTTATATGTAATATTTCTTTAATAATTTCCTTATATAATCTAATCCTTTTTGATAAACCACAGTTTTTGTATTTATCTTTATTTCACCATTAGGTTTCTCGAATTCTTTTTCTATAATCTTAAAATACTTATTATCTACAAATCTTTGATATGGTGTATTATTACTCATTAATACACCATATTCTCTAAGAAATTTGAATAAATTATTTCTACCTATGCCGATATTTAAAACTTTTGCACATTCACCCATATCTATTGTATCTTCACTTTTAGTTACAGCATCATAGAATTCAGCTTTAGGTAGCATGATATAGTTTTCTTCTTTTAATTTTTCATTTTCTTCAGCCTTATCAGCTAACTCTCTCAATGCTTCTGCATAAGTTCGTGGTAATCGTATTTGATTTTGTTGACTTTTAATATATTCTTCCATTTTATTAAAAGCATCTATATATTTTAACTTCCAATCAAGTGCTTTTGATCCTGTAAATCCCATAACTAATAAACTAAATCCGTCTTTTGTTAGCAAATATTCCTTTTCCTCTCTTCCTCTGGAAGAAATATATGTAGATTCAATAAATAGATTTTTCACGGTGCAATTTTGTACCATGAGATTTCTAATATCTCTATTTACACTTTTATTTTCTTTATTAAAATTTCTTGCAATTTCTCTACTACTTACTACTAATTTTTCATTTTGGTGTATAATATTTATTAAATTTTCCATATTATTTCACCTCCATTATTTTTTTAAATACTTTTCCAATGTTGTAGGCATCTGTATCTTCATAATCACATCTAATAAATGTACAACCTAATTTTTTACTAATATAATCTTGTCTAATTTTATCTAATTTCTTATTAGTGGAAATTTTATGTTGCCCTTCATCATATTCAATAGCTAATTTTAAACTTGGAATATAACCATCTAATCTATAATTATCTACAATAAACTGTTTTTCTAAAATTAATTCCATTGGTTCTAACGCTTGCTCTAATTTATTCATAAATTCATCTTCAAATCTATTAGCTAATATTATTTGTGTTTCTTGTGTAGAATTATTGTTATACCATTCTATTAAAAGTTGTAGTTTCTTTGTTTTACGACTTTTATCTATTATCATTTTAATACCATCTATGGTTATTTTATAACATTTTCTTTCTTGATTGTTTTTATCTTTATAAGTAGATTCTATAAAGAAATTAGATGTTTCCCCTTCGGCTAAATATCCTATATAAATATTAATATCTCTTAACAATTTGCTATGCTCTTTACCTACCATTGTTGCAACATCTCTACTATCTGTTAATAACTTTCCACCTTGATTTATTACTTTTAATTCATTTTCCATAACACCATCGACCTCTTTCTTTTAATTTAGTAATATATAATCTCTTATATATTCCAATTCACATTCGACTTAATATAATTAGGCATACAAAAAAGGACTAGAATTTAATCTAGTCCTTTTAGAAAATATATTACCAAAATTATAAAAGGGTGGTCGAATACCCATTGCAATATACAATAAAGTAGAATTAATATCTCTATTAACTCTACTTTTCAATTTTCATTTTAGTTAATTTTCAAAGTAAATAAAATTTAGTTTTTATCTTTATTCAATATTTCCAGTTGATCCACAACTACTTTTTGTATTTGTTCTAATAATTTCTTTTCATTTTCAATATCTCCGTCTAACATTTCCAATTCGCTCTTTATTATAGAATTCCAAATATCATAGTAACCGTCCTTATTGCTTATTTCTAATTCTTCCTTTAGTTCATTTGCAACCTGTATTGTAGCTTTTAATATTTCCTTTTGTTCTTTTAAATCTCTTTGTTCAATGTCATATTCTAAGAAGCCTTTTATTCTATTATAATGTTTATCATAAGTATCTTCCTGTTCTTTATCTGAATTGTATTCTTTTAATGATTTTAAATCTATTTTATCTCCAATTACTATAAGGTCTTCATAGTCAAAACATCTTTTAATAATTTCTTTACCATATTCACTTAACACACAATCTTGAATAAGTATATTATTAGCTCCATATTCATCGTACAATTCTTCGTCTTCATTGGTTATAAAGTGAATTATAAAATCACTATCTCCACATTTGTAAACACTATAATAAGGATATTGACAATCTAAATCAATGCTAAAATAATTTTCAAAGTCTTCATCTTCATAATCACCGTATTTTAATATCTCCCATGCAGTTTCATAATCACATAAGAACATAACTTCTTTATCTGTATTAAAATAATTCTCCATTATATAATCTAAATCATATTCTTTTATATTTAATATTTCCATTTAATCATTTCCTTTCTGTTCATCATTTTAATTTATTATCTACTTCGCTTAATTCTAATTTCTTTACTAAAATAGCAACTACATATATTGTAGTTGCTTAATTTAAGTTGTTTTATTTTGCACCTAACTTACATCCTTTCTACGGTATTTTTATATGTATATGTAGTCTAATAATTAGACTTTTAATCTTTTAATATGTATGGTTTTAATTTAATTTTATTTGCTTGATTTAAAAAATCCTCCAATAATACTTAATACTACTGTTACTGCTAGAGCTATTGGAAAAGTTATAACTTTGATTGCAAAATAGACAGCTATGAAGTTCCATAATATCTTTATTAACCAAGCTGTAAGACAATATCAACATGTTATAACAAGTGTTGTTCCGATTACGAAAAGTATTTTCTTCAATTTATAATCATCCTTTCATTATAAAATTATAGCATAATCCTCTTTACTATTTAATTCTTTTAATATTTCATCTATTGATTTTGTAATTATGTACTCATCTTCTATTAATTTCTTTACTATAAATTCTACACCCTTTGGATTTATTAAAGTTTTAGGATTAGCAAACCCAAAACTATTTGTAACCATTACAACCTTGAAGTATTTATTATATCTTTGAAAAGGGGTATTACCTTTCATTAGTATCTTTTTGTCTCTTAGCCATTGAAACATATTGTTCCTACCTAATCCATTAATAGATAGTACTTTGGAAAATACCCCCATATCATAAGCATTGGCTGTACTTGTAAAGGTATCACCTATTATTGCTTTTGGTGTCATATCTTCTATAACAGTATTAAGTTTTTCATTTTCTTCGACTTGCTCTACTAATTGTAATAACGCTTCCTTATATGTATGTGGAAGTTTAAATTGATTCTGTTTCTCTTCCATTTCATTAAATCTTTCAACATATTTAGCAGTAAATAGTATCCCTTTTTCACCATTAAATTTATTGGCTAAAAATTCACAACCGATACGAAAAATATATACATTTCTATTTAAATGTAGACATTTATACTATGACACGACTTATGTCTTATGATTTTCGTCTTGTGTCTTCCTGCTTCAACGAATCTGGGTTTGCCAAAGCTACTACCATTTGATATGACTCTTAACAGGCTTAAATTCCGTAGTATCGTTACGTACATATTCAAAGCTTAGTTTAGGTTAAGCACTTTGAATTTGGTAATTTGCTAAATTAATACTTGCGTTCAAATCTCTATCCATCTTTAAGCCACAATTACAGACATATAATCTGTCTTTAAGCTTTAAATCTGATTTAACTTGACCACAACAACTACAAGTTTTTGATGATGGATACCATTTATCAGCTTCAACAAATTTAATTCCATACTTCTTACATTTGTATTGAATTTGTCTTTTAAATTCATATAACTTTTGATTAGCTATAGCTTTAGATAAATGCTTATTCTTCATCATACCTTTTATATTCAATGTTTCCATAACAATTCGAGAAGGCTTGGTTTTCACTATCTCATTGGAACATTGATGCAAATAATTTGTGCGAATATTTTCAAGTTTTTTATATAAATTACGAATTATTCTGTTTTGTTTTTGGATATTTTTCATATCTCTTAAAGGTCTTTTATAAATCGGTTTTCTATTCTTATCATAACTTTTAATATTAGCTTCGAGTTTATGACTTATCTTTCGCTGTTCACGTTTCAATTTCTTTTCAAGGAATCTAACTCTTTTAGTTTTATTTATATTTTTCTTAAATTGACCGTCTGAACACACAGCTAATTCTTTTATACCAACGTCAATTCCTAAACTAACATCAGTTAATTTGACAGCTTTAAATTCATTGTTATATCCTATAGATATAAACCAATTCATACCATCAAATGATATTCGTGGATTTGAATATTTTTCACCTTTCTTTAACTTTGGTAATGCTTGATATGTTTTTACTACACCGATTTTTTCACCTCTAAAGCCATTATTTGTTCGCTTTAGACTTTCATAATTCACATAAAAACTAACTTTACTTTTTCGCTTACTTTTGAATTTCGGCTTGTTTGCAACACCATCAAACCATCTTTTTCTAGCTATGTCAGCATCTTTTACTGCTTGTTTCATTACATTGCTTCCAACTTCTTCAAGCCATGTATGAGTAGTCTTTTTTAATACATTATTAATATATTTTCTGACTTCGCTTTCTTTTATGGTTTTCTTGTCTTGTTTACCTTCAAGATACTCTTGGTAGTGTCTTTCACTTTCTGATAAAAAATAGTTATAAGACCACCTTGCAACTCCTGCTGACTTCCAAAATAAAACCTCTTGTTCTTTAGTTGGCTTTAATTTTATTTTAATTGCTACTATCATTGTTTTTCACTTCCTCAATTAGACGCTTAGTTTTTTTAGACCTTTGACCATATAATCTATTTGCAAAAACTGTAATGATTTGAATTAAATCATCTGTTAGTTCTTCCTCTTTAGACTTTTCTGAATGATCTATAATTTCAAGTTCAACGTTGTTTATTTGACATAAATATTCAATTAATTCAAAGCCAAATCGAATTAATCTATCTTTGTATAAGATAACCACCTTACTTACTTCTTGGTTATTTATCTTATCTATCAATTCTTTTAAGCCCTTTTTCTTATAATTAATTCCTGAGCCAATGTCTTTGATTATTTCAAACTGATAGCCTTTGGCAATCATATAAGATTTTACATTGTTTACTTGATTCTCTAAGTCGTCCTTTTGACTTGGTGTACTAACACGACAGTACCCCACAACTAACTTATGTGCATTTCGTTCTTTTCCAAAGTATTTCAACTGATCCGTTGAATAATACCTAGTTCCTCCAGAAGAAACATGAGCTGGAAGAAACTCTCCCTTAGCCTCCATTCTTCTCAGAGTAACAACATTAACGCCTACACGTTTAGCAAATTTACCAATGGACATTAATTCCATGTACTCACCTCCCTTTAGTATAATAATATATTACACTTTTTAGAGAGATATGTCAATATTTTTTATATTTGTATATATTTTTCTTATTCACTATAGGTCGCAACACCTATAGCAGTCTTTCTCTCACGAGTAGACCTCTCATACTTTCATATGAGCGTAGACTATATCTTCATCTCAAAAGAGATGCGGTATTTTTCTTCCACCGTTGGCTTGTGGCTTTACTCTCCCTCAAGGAGATAGTCGTTGAAGGTCTTCCATATCTTAAAAGACTTAGGAATTTCCCTGCTAAACATCCATTATTACAGCATTTAGCACCCAACGTTTTCTATATGTCACGACCACCCTTTTATAGAACCTAATTGGATTTTATTTCAGCTTATGCCATCCTTACTATTTTTTCAGCTTTCGCACCGTTACGCTTGTCGTTTCCAACTTCGCTTTGGTTGTAAGGCTTTAGGAGTTAAAAGCAATTAACACCGAGTATGCACCATTCACATGATACACAGGGCTTCCTGTTATAAATCTATTTTTCTATACATATTTGTATAGTTTTGTTTAGATTTGTTATAACAGTTTAATTACCCATCTTAGTTAGCAAATAGCATTTGTTTTCTTTACCACTTTTATCCTTGTAAGTTGATTCTATAAAATATTTACTCAAGGGAAAATTCCCTTTAGTTAAAGTTGGGATTATACCTACTTGTTTTACTCTTCCGTCTTTATGATATGTTCCGTCTAATTTCTTTAATACATCAGAATGTAAAATATCCATCATCTCAGCAACATCTCTACTGTCAATTGTTAATTCCTTACTGTTTAATGTTTTTAACTCATTACTCATATTATGATTCCTCCTAATATTTTTAATTTAAATAATAAAAGAGTCAGCATTTCACCAACTCTTATTTCTTAATGGTAGGTAATTATCCCACAAATTAAGAGGATATGATTTCTGCATGTTTCACAACATTCATATTATCATCAATTAAATATCCATTAGGAACTTACCCTAATATTAGTTAATATTTAATCGTAACTATCAATATTAAATTTTATATGTATATTTTAATTTATTTATGCTATATTATTTAAGTTATCATTTATTAATTGCAATCCTTGCTCAGTTATTCCAATATTCTTAAATCCACCATTATCATAAATCTTAAAGTATTCATCACCTTTGTTATTAACTTCTGTAATAGTTTTATGTATATAACCATTATTTTTTGCCCATCTTGTAATCTGTCCTCTTTTAAGGTGAAATGACTTTGTAGCATCTGTAATACTTGCTATTCCGTTTTTATCTAATCTTTTCTTAGCTAATGCAACAAGTGGTTCGTCTTCTTCAATCTTTTTAATTAATAAGACTTTTTCCTCTTGTTCTTTTATCCATGCTTTAGCTCTTTCTATAGGGTCTTGTATTAGATAACTATCAGTTTGATTTTGTTCCATCTGATTGAACTTTTCAACGTACTTAGCCGTAAATAAAATTCCCTTTTCACCTTGTTGCTTATTACCCAAAACCTCACAACCTTTTTTAGTTACAAGATAACATCTATAAGTTTTATTATTACCTTTCACTTTGTAACTACTTTCTATGAAAAATTCTGAAAGACGGAAATTCCCTTTTTCTAAAGTTGGAATTATTCCCACATTTTTACCATCTGTTCTACCTTCAATTTCCTGCATTAATTCATTATGTCTTTTACCCATCATTTCAGCCACATCTCTACTATCTAAAACTAAACCTTTACTATTGTTTAAAACTGTTAAATTATTCATAACTTATCAACCATCCTTTTATAATATTATTTTTATGGTGTATTTTCAATTTTTATAAAGCAGTTACAAATACACAAAGTTATCAGCAAATATTAAATTTAGGAAGGTTGATATTGACGTATATATAAGTAACTTGTCCTATATATACCATATCTGTATGGAGTAGTCTTTTGATAAAGGTGTAACTATCTCAAAAACACCTATCTACTATTTAGT